CTCAAAAGAAATAAATTTATCTAAAATAGAATTAAGCAATACAGGAACTGGAAAAGGAACTGAAATTATTAATAAATTAAAAGATTATGCTGATAAGACAGGAAAAGAACTTAAAATATCAAGTACTGTTAATGAAGATTTTTTTCAGAAATTTAAATTTTTAGTACCTAATTATGGAAAAGAAATTGGTGATACTACATTTACTTACTCCCCATCTAAAACGGTAGATACAAAAACCACACAACCACCTCAACAAACAGGGGAGGGGGGGAAGGTAGATACACAAGCAAAAAAGAATACTTATAAAAATGCTGATGATTTTATTCAGAAGCTAGATATTGAAGACGCTAAAAAAAGAGCCATTAAATCTACTAGTGTTGATGAGTTCATAAAAAGCTATGAGGCAGAGTTGGATAATATTGAAGAGACGGTTGATAAAAATGCTCCCCAAGAAACCATATCTCCAGAAATACAACGTATCAGGGAAAAGATATCAAAAGAGGACTTTGAGAATATTATAGAACGCTTTTATCCCCAGGTTAGAGAATTTTATCGTGAAGATGGGATAAACTCATTTAAAGACTATATAGAAAAAGTAGATCCAGATACAATAAGTATAGAATTAGATAGTCATGAGCAATCATCCAAAGCTATAAGAAAAGCTCTGGGTGGGGATCAGTTTGCCTGGGATATTGATATTACAGATATAATTAACCAGTACAAAGAAAATAAACTGGTAGACAGGATATCTAAAGAACAATTTCGGGTTAAAACCGATAAAATATCAGATATTCCATTCACGGGTAAAGAGAGATTTTATCAAACAAGCAAAAAACAAGATATTAAAAATATATCAGAAATATATAAAACAGCTACTCAAAAGGTAAATAAGGATAATAAAAAGGTGGTTGAGACGGCTCGTAAAAATCTATTTATAGCTTGGACACAAAATAACAAGCTTCACGAGGCTCTTGGTATCACGTCTTCAGAGCTAAATAAGAAGATTAAGTCTCTTACTGGTCAAAATGTAGACGCTGCTTTGACACAACAAAGACTAAATGAATCAGTACCCTCACAATTTGCCTGGACTGGTATAACTAATTCTAGTTATGTATATAAAGCTGATTTTACAGGTCAAGATGTTGAATCTGTTGTTAATAAAATAGAAGACAATACAAAAGATAGATCTTTTTATACCACTGATGGGGAACAGTTAAGAAAAGACATAATGAATGCATTTTTATCTATAGATACCAGACTGGATTATGGAGAGTTAAATTTTAAAATTAATAGATTAGAGAAAGCTTTAGGTGAGTATAACAATTTAGACCTAACTATAACTATTGATAGAGGATTTGAAAATACAGTGGCCCATGAAATAGGTCACTATCTGGATTATAAGTTTGCACGAGAACTGGGTATTGATAAAAGCTTAAGCAGTGGGAGTATAAACTGGGATTTCGTACAAAAAAAATACAAGCTGTCAGATGAACATGTAGCCTGGGCTAAAGAGTTTAATCGGTTTGCAGAAAGTTTGGGTGAAAAAAGCGACATAGGATTTACAGCAGAAAGAGCAGATTATTTACAAAGACCAACAGAGGTATTTGCGCGTTTTGTATCTAAATTTGTAGGTTGGACAACTAAAAAATCTGGCAATAGGTCTTTTGAAGAAAATTACTATACTGATAGATTTAGTGAGTCTGATTATGTTCAATTTATTAAATTGCTGCAAAAAAAGGCAGAGTTAGATTCAAAATACAAGATCAAGCCGTTAATTGGTGGATTTGCTACAACAATTGCTGAATCAAAGTCTGATGAAATAATCAAAGCAAAACAAAAACTATCAGAAATGTATAATAGTTTTAAAAAAGAGAGTGAAGTAGTAACCACCGAATACACAAACACTGGTAAAATTAAATCCATTAAAGGTAGATCAGAGAATAGCATTGATGGCTTGCGCGAAAGCATGAGCAAGGCAGAATCCCCACAAGAAGCTTTAAAAGCATTAAATAGCTTTGTAACTGAATACATAGACGGTGCAGACAAGAGACAACTGGCTGATTTACGCGCTGCACTGGTTAAAGAGGTGACTAATCTCACTGGTGGAACTGGTAATTATAAAAAAGACTACGCCATGCGAGTCACTTTAAGAAATGATGAGTTTATAGGTGATTTGGTCAGAGGTTTTGAGGACAATATAGCTGAAATGGATAGGTTAATTCCAATAACAGAGACAAAAACAGAAGCTATTGTGCCTCCCCAAAAGGCAGTGTCAAAAGTTGCAGGAAAATCAACCACTGGAACTCCTGGACCAGTGGGATCTGGAATGACAAAACAATCAAAAGCTTATACCCGCGTTGTTGATCGTCTAGCAGAAGAGACAAGGCTTTTAACCACATATAATGAGCTTAATTTAAAGCAGGACGCTGAAAATGCAATTGCTTTTATAGAATCAAATCCCCAAGAGGCGCTTCGCGTTGCTTTAGGAATTGATTCACCACCACAAGGACAGACTGAAACAGCTATATCTATTGCCCTGGCTGATCGTGCAGCTCAAGAAGGTAATTTTCAGCTTCAATCACATTTAGAATCCTCAAGATCCCTTCGTCAAACGCGTAGAGGACAAGAGATAGTTTCGGAGAGAGGCAGATTTAATGATGAATCCCCTTATAGATACGTCCAGGAGGTTTTAGACAGGAGACTGCGCGAAATAGGCAAGGGAGTTATACCTTCCACTAAAGAAGAAGTAGAGTCTATAATGAGTAAGGGAGGATCAAAGAAGAGAGCTGTTGATAAGGTTGACAGAGTAGCTCGTGAGCTTAAAAAACGATTAACTAAGGAGCAGACAAAGATAAATCTAGCTCAAGATATTATTAATTCTCTTATTTGTTAAAACTATGGCTAAAGCATTTTGTATATCTAAAGAACTGGCAAATAAACTCAAAACCGCTGCAAAAGCTGGCGAAATTGATATTGCTAAAATGTATGAGATGGATTCAGCTGGAAGACGCGGATTGTTTGAAAAATACGTTGATAAAAATACAGCCAGAGAGATTAATACAGGATTTGAAAAAGCCATGGTGTCAACTCAAAAGACGGCGCTTAAAAAATGGGCCGAGTCTACATTCACCTCAACTGAAAAGAAGACAGCCAAATATAAGGATGTATTAAGTAAGATTGATGAGCTAGATAAGGCTGGATTATTAACCACATCAGAAAACAATGGCTTTTTAGAAGACCTGGTGTCTTCAAAGCTAGGAGCCACTGTAACCAGCGAAGAGACAGCCAAGATATCAGAACTATCTAAGAAATTACAGGCAACAGTTGGGGATAGGACAGAATTCAATACTCCTACTCTTGAATACTTCAAAGCCAGAAAAGAAATGGATGATTATCTTGATTCAATTACGCCGTCCTCTAAGCTTAAAGTATTTACATCAGTCATAGCCAGGGGGACACTGCTTGCCTCCCCAAAAACATCAGGTTTAAACATAGAATCCAATAGTATCCAGGGCCTTGAGCAAGCATTTGCAAGACGAATTGAAAACAGAAGGCTTGGTGGTGTCAATAATGCATTTTCTTTAAAGTACATAGCATTTGTGAATAAGGTATTTAAAGAGACTGGTTATGACATCTCACGCATGTTGACTATTGATGCAGAGCGTACAATCAAGGGTGAGGAGAGAACAACGACCCAAGGCAAGGGGTTAGTACGCAAAATAGGCAGAGTATATGAGGATATAGTGTTTAAGAAGATGTTAAGCGCACCTGATACTTTCTTTGCATCTATGGCTTTTGCAGACAGGGCCAATATTGAATCAACTAAAATAGCCCAGGGAGAGGGACTAAAGGGTCAGGCACTAAAGGAAAGATCGCTCCAGATCTTTAAAGACGCAACCAGCATTAGTCCCGAAACTCCAGAGGGCCAGGCTGTTAGAGCGTCAGGTATTGCAGATGCAACCTATTCCACCTACACCAATGATTCACTCTATGCAGATGCTACTATGGGTATTAGAAAAGTATTTAACACATTGTCAGGAGATTTGAGACTGGGTGATCAAATTATGCCCTTCGTTAAAACTCCAGCTAACGTAATTGGCGCTGGTGTTGATTCTACTGGAGTACTTTTGCCTCCCAAGACCATGTTACGAGCAATTAAGACGTTAAATGCTATTAAATCAGGTGAAAGTGTTAAAGAAGCATTTGGAAACAACTTTAAAGGATTTACAAAAGATATAGTCAGAGCTGGTCTTGGAATCACATTTGCATTTATGCTGGCTTCATTATTTGATCCAGAAGACTACATTGGGGAGTATCCAGCTTCAGAAAAAGAAAGAAGACTTCTTGAGTTAAAGCGCGCCACTACTAATTCAGTCAAGATTGGGGATAAGTGGGTATCTATGGACTACTTTGGACCACTTGGAGCGCCATTTATTGGTCTTATGTACGCTAAGAAGTATGGTAAAAACCTCCCCAGCTCAATCTGGGAGTACTACAAAGGGGTAGGAAGACAAACAGCCAAGCTTCCAGGCTTTGATGAGTTCTATGACACCATAGAATCACTGAAGCAATCTTCCCCAGGCAAAAGCAAGTCATTATCAGACGAGATTAGAGATGTAGGTAATTTTGCGCTGTCATTTGTCAGAGCCAGGACAATTCCATCAATTATAGGAGACATAGCCAAGGGTACAGATACAGCAGAGCGTAAGGTAGACAGTAAAGACGCTTTTGCAGGGTTTAAAGCTGGAATTCCAGGATTGCGACAGGATTTACCAGAAAAGAAGGATGTGTTTGGTAAAACCATCTCAACAGAGGGTATTGTGTCGGTCCTGGCATTTGGATCACGCGTTAAGACGGCTGGAAACGACCCAGTAGTTAAAGAGTTAACCAGGCTTGAACAGGTCGGGCAGTTGCCGTCAATTACTGATGTAGAGAAAACTTCAGATAGAGCCAAGCAGCTTAAAACTCAAATAGGAGATACTAAGTTTCAAAAAGCCAAGACTGAATATGGCCAGAACATGAATAAAAGAATAGAACAGACAATTAGAACTACGTCTTACAAAAAGACATCAGATGATGAGAAAAAGAAAATGTTAGAAAAAATTAAAGACGAGGAGTTCGATAAAATACTCAAGCGTTATGGCTATAGAAAGCCTAAAAAATAATGAGTAGACAGTAGCTATATTTGTTTGTTACTCTAAAAAATGAATAGATTAAATATTCATATGAGCAAACAAATAGACGATCAAAAATATGGAGAATTCAAAGGATCAACAGAGACAACTCTGAAATCTATCCTCGTAGAAATTAAAGAGCTTCGAATGGACTTAAAAGAAGTCACAGAAAACCACAACAACCGTATTACAGCGCTTGAAAGTTTTAAAGTTTATTTAATAGGTATTAGTGCTGGCATTGGATTTTTGACAGCTTATTTCAAAGATGCAATACTTAAAAGATTATGATCACTTTAGATCAAATGGTATTAGAGCAAGACGGTAAGTTTGTTGAAGTTGCTGGAACTGCTAACGCCAGGAATCAGTGTGTTGACCTGGTTAATCTTTATATCCGCGATGTTTTGGGCCTCCCCATCATAGAATGGACCAATGCTGTTGACTTCCCTAAAAAAGCTGGAGATAAATATGAATACATTCCAGAAGACCCTAATTTTGTGCCACAAAAAGGTGATATAGTTGTTTGGAGAGGCACAGTTGGTCATATAGCCATTATTTTATCAGCGGATATAAATTCATTTACTTCATTTGATCAAAACTATCCCACTGGATCACCATGTAAAAGGGTTAAACATACTTATACTGGAGTACTAGGCTACTTACGTCCTAGACCAGTCGTGAAACCCACTACAGGAGATTTCACAGATAATTTTCAGGTACTTCGTGAAGTGTCTATGGCTTTTGGATTTACTGTGCAGAAAACATTACAAGAACTACTTGGACACATCAAGTCCAGAGAGGAGCATATAAAGGAATTAGAAAAACGACCAGAAACTAAAGATCGGATAGTTGAGGTTATAGTTGAAAAAGAAAAGCTGGTTACAGTTGAACCAGTATTTTCCAATAAACTAGCAAATTTATTATATGAAATATCAAAACAGCTTGAAGGAAGCAGCAAAACTAAAGAGGTTGAGACTGGAAATGAAGTTGGCTGATAAAATAGCCTTTTCTAGTATTGTCTTTGCAGCGGGGATGATCATATTAGCAATATCAATTTTTTATATAAGGGGGTGAATTTTATGCAATCAAGAGCATTTAGTTTAAACAAGGCAGACTTAATTAATCAGGGCAAATCAGCCTTGATCTTTTTGGCTCCAGCTTTAATCGCTCTTTTAACCGTATTAACTCCACAAGTTGCAGCTATTGTACCAATAGACAGGACTGAAGCTATAGTATTGACAGTTTTGTTATATCTATTAAATCAGGCCACTGGAACGTTGCGGAGATTTTTAGAGGGTAAAAAGTAAGTTAACCAATTAGAGCCGACTAACCATCGGCTCTTTTTCTATGCAAATGAATAAAGAATACAGAATCGTATCAGAAGTGATTCTTGAACAACAAGGGTCATTTAAGCGTGTTAAACAATGGCTAGAAGGCCATCATCCAGAGATGGGTGTACTAACTAGCGGGTGGCAGGGTGAACCACAAACAATGAGGGAAGTTGAAACTATTACACCAGTTGCAACTTTTACAGTCTATGAAGGAAGTAGTACAGAAGGCAAATGATTTTGTAATAGCCTTGGAACTGAAAAATGCAGAGGAATTATATAACAATAAAACTCTTGCAGAACACAGAGCCAAGACTTGTGGTTGTCCCAACTGTAAAAAAGAGGCAATCAGCGCAGGTGAGGCATTTAGAGATGAAGCCATGAGGCTTTACCCAGAAGATAGGGCAATAGACCACGAAGAAGAATTTATACGGAGGCACAAGATATGACAGAAAGATATACACCACATGGAAGCGTACTATACAAAAACGAAACACTAGGGGTAGAGGAAGGTGAGTATCCCCGCAATTCTCACTTTTATCCCCAGGGACAAGAAGTCCCCATGGAGCGAAAAGGCAAGAAGGGTTTAGAGGTTGGCTACCGTGAACCATTAACGGTTGGAGCAAGGCAACAGGTAACGCTTGATGATGTATTTGTCTTGTTTGAAGGGGATAAATATCTAACACAGGTAGCCAGAGAAACCGTTATATATACGGGGGATAGTACCTAGTAGGGTACTAATTAGGAACTAGAATAAAGAAAGGAAGCAAAAACATGAACGAAAACCAGCCACATTTTGAAGATTTTAATAATGATGATGAAAGGAACGATATGTTTGTACAACCCCCGCCCTTGTCAGTTGAGAAACCTCAACAGGCAAATCCGTTTAGCTTTGACGAGCATATGCGGAGAGTAAAACAGTTGCAGGAGATAAAAGGCGAGTTTTCGTTGTGGCGAGATAAGATCGACATAAAGGTAGATGTGGGAAAGTTGCCATTTATGCCATTTAGACCCATTGCAGATATGCACATAGGAGCTATGGGTGTTGATATGGCACAGGTAGAAAACCATCTAAGCGATATAAAAAACTCATCTATTGTGACAGCCGCAGTTGGTGATATGGGTGATTTCTTTGGGCCTATGGCGCATCCAGAGGGTATGATGGGTGACGTGATCGGGCCTGATGAACAACTAACCATGTTAAGGCGTTTCTTTGAGGAGTTTAAGGACAAAATGCTTTGTACCGTACAAGACCCGTCACACACCGATTGGATCAGGCAAAAATCGGGCATTGAACCGCAGAGATATTTAGTAGAGAGCTTAGGTATTCCAGCTCTAAAAAGTGGGGGATTAGTTAAACTTAATGTTAATGGTATTGAATATAAGTTGCTTTTATTTCACCAGATCGGCAAGTTTGGCTCTAGTCTTAACATAACTAATGCGGGCAAGCGTATGCTTGATATGGCGCAAGACGTTGATCTTGTGATATCGGGTCATACCCATATAGGAGCCATGGAAAAGGTGGTCAAGCGTGATGGAAAGCCCTATATAGTACAGGTAGGCACATTCAAGACCGATGATGATTTTGGAACTAGAAAAGGTTTAGTACCAAAACCACAAGTCTTTTTTCCTACAATCCTATTTGACTCAAGAAAGAAAAATATAGAGTGCATTGAGGATCGGGAAATGGCGATGGATATACTAGACGCTACCAACAGGAAGTATAGATAAATATTGACAAAAATTATTATTTAGCTTATAATTGAATCCATAGATAAGCCTCAGGATAATCCATTATCACATCGGCTTTTCCCTGAGGCTGAGCCGAGTTGATAGCGGATTTTTTATGCAATCTAAATATAATTTTAAACATTTTCTCCTGGATATTTTATTAATATTCTCCGCCTCCCTTGCCCTGGTACTCATAATAGACTTAGTTAGTAAGTTTATCGGGGGTATATTAACGGGATAGATCAGCCATCGTAATGGCCAGTGCGGGGAGGTTCTAGGGCGAAAGCACATCCCACCCATAATAGAACCACTTAGAACGTCTTGGAAAGACTCTGGAGCTATTGAAGGACTCTAAAGAGCGAAATCGGCGTTAATTAAAACTAAGATTCCCTAGGCGTAAACACACCTATAAGAGATGATGACTATATAGTAAGGAGTGGGGGTAGGGGGATGGACCTATATAACCCTAAATTTGTCATGCAATTTAAATACTAGTATTAAAAGTTATATCTTCTTTGAGCTTAATATTCACTAACACAAACGCACCACTTGACAAACACTAGACAAATCACTATACTTAAATTAGATCTGATAAATAATCAGTCATTAAGAAAGGAAATATATGACACAACTTCAGGCAATAAACAACATAATAGACACATTTAGTCCACTTTGTAGAGCAATATTTATATCAGACTGGTTAGAGGATATTAACTGGCACAAAGAAAATAGATTATTTGTAGAAGCGCTCCCCAAAGACTGGACTAACAAATGGGAAATACTACACGAGCTAAGTATGGCAAGAAATGAAGCTCACTACTCACTTCAACACAGAATTCACCTAAAAGAAAGCGGATACTTTTCAGATGAAGCTAAAAAAGCAATAGAAAATATAAATGTAGATGGTTCAGTTTATTTTAAAGGTCACAGAATAGATTCTGAAAATTTATATGACTATGAAAGAACGCAAAAAATGTACCAAGGATTAAATTACATATATGGATGGGGACTTGATGCAAGTATTTCAGAACATGAAGGTCAAAAGATGGTTGATTTCCTAATGGAGTTAGTAAATAAAAAATCAGACAGAGTTAATTAAGAAAGGAGGTAAATAATTATGACACTACACAAAAATGAATCAAACGAACAACCCGAAGTTTGTTGCATGTGTGACGATACTATCGAAGCTGGATCTGGACTGTTAGCTGTAGATTTTGATGTTAAAAAGTGGGTATGTAACGCTTGCAGCAAAAGATCAGCGGTTCTTTATGAATTAATCGCTCTACGCTCATATGAGGCGATGTTTCTATCTAAATAAGTAGATTGACTACTAGACAAAAGATAGAGAATATAGTATAATATAAATTATAAGAAGGGGGGACAATATGCCAATAAAATTAACAGGAAAACATATGCCAAATGGAAAATTGCTTGATATTTATTTAAGAGTAGCTACCGATTTAAACGGTGGGATGACAGTGCCTCAAATATTTAAAAGCAAAAGATATAAGAATCCTAAAACAAAAAAACCATACGGGTTAAAGTGGTTTTACTATGTAGTAAATAAATTAAACCAATTAGAAGCAAGAAAGGAGATTACGTTATGACAGGCTACGATAAATTTGTAAACAATGTAAAGAAATTAAAAGAAGAGACAGTAGAAAAGAAAGTTGAGGATGAAAAAATTATGGCAGAAGCAATACAAAGCATAGAGTTAATCAAAGCTAATCCAGAGTTAATGAAGATGTACCAGGACAACGCTCAAGTAGGAGCTGAAAACCTAGGGGGAGAATTACCCATACTTAAAGTACACTCAATGGGTAAAAGTCGGGGAAATATCACTGTAGATGGCATAGAGCCAGCTCATGGGTCATTTTTTCACAAGATAACCCGCAAAGCATACAGCGACGTATCGGCTCACATTTTGGTAGTAAGTCGCGGATTTTACGCCAAAAACATTGAAGAGGGTAAAGAAGACAAATGGAATCAAATAATTGGCGGGATGATTACTAACGATGGGGATGAGAACATGACACCATTTGTGATGTTCGTATCAGGTCTAAGGCTTTCTAAGCTCTGGGACTTTGGAAAAGAAGCTGGAAAGTGGACTAAAGCCAAGCCAATTTCAATTCCAATGTACGCATTAACCGTACACATGACCACAGAAGAGGTATCTCATGCTAAGTCCAAGCAGTACGGAAATGCCTTGGTTATTAACTTTGAGATCTTTAAAGATGCCAATGAAAATCCAGAGTTAGTATATGACCCAAAAGTTATGAAGTTTTTAAGAGATAGTTATGATGAGATGAGGGGTATAATTGACAACCTGGTTGAAAATAAGGCTATTGGAGTGGAAGATCCAGTACCTTCACATTTTGAACCAGAGATAGTTAAAGTAACAGAAGACCTATTTTAAAGAAAGGAATTTATGAAAACAAAAACTTATGATTTAGTTAAAGAGATCTTAGTAGACTTTCCAGACTGTAGAAATAGTGACAAGCGGTTGTTATGGGAGTTTTGGAAGAGATGCGGACTAACATTTGGCGAAACGATTGGATACTCTGATTTTATGCGCGCTACAAGCTCCGAATCAGTAACCCGCGCCAGGAGAAAAGTACAAGAGCATTTCCCAGAACTAGGCTCAAATAAAGCAGTTCAGAAGGAAAAGGACAAAAAAGAGGACCAAAAAGGTACTTTTGTATATAGAGAAATGACATTTAGGAGGATTGTTTAATATGAAAGATGAAGTTAAAGACCTAACCAAGCTAAAAGAAGAGGCGGTAGTGGCTCCTGCTGATCCTAATCAGATTAGAGTGCGCTCACTTGATCCGATTAAGTTTAAAGAAAGATCAGGGAGATCCAGGGTTGTAATTGACCTAAAACAAGCTTTTGGATTCCTGCCAGAGATCATCGTGGTTGATAAGGTCCATGGAGTAAATAATAAAATACAGCTACACGCTCAATTGACTGATGAATTTATCAAGCAGATGAATGAAATGGTCAAAAGCAGACAAAACCTAGAGAACGCTAAAGAGCATGTGAAAGCGCTAAAGAAAACTAGTGCTTGACAAACGCTAGACAATGTGCTATACTAAGTATGTAAGTAAAAATACTTACAGAAAGGTAGAAAATATGAAATTTGACAATTTACCAAAAAAGGAAGTTGTAAAGAAAGAAAAGGAACCAATTCAAGAGCCACAGGTCAAAAAAAAGAGTAAAAGACGCTGGATCTCCTGGAAGATTAAAGCCGTAGCTTTAATGATCATAACTCTGTTTTTTACTCATGGAGTATTGACAGTCGTGAACGGTATAAGCCAATGGTTTGATGTAAATAGGATTGAGTTTCACAATATAATTGAAATTTCAGTTGAAGTGAACCCACTATTTACCATAGAACCAAGATTTATATCACCAGAGGCATCTACCAGCGCTGTTGTCAAAGAACAGGCAACAGTGTCTGGAGAGGTCCAGGCAAAAGAGCCAGAGATAGTAAATGGCACAATACAGGGTACAGCCAGTTATTATTCAGAAGACGGCTGTCTGGGTTGTAACGCTGGCTTGATCATGGCAAATGGAGAAAAGCTAAATGATAAAGAATATACAATAGCTTTAACTCCAGAGCTGGTAAAACAATACAAGTTATTAAATGACATGGTTAAGGTAGTCAACGTCAAAACCAGGGCAACAGTTATAGCCAAGGTAACAGACACTGGGGGATTTGCTAAATACAACCGAGTAGCAGACTTGTCTCTAGCTACAAGAGACGCGCTTGGATGTGATCACTTGTGCCAGGTTGAAGTAACATTTTAAATATGAACTACAAAGACTTTAGAAAACAAATGGTAGACACAATGCTTGAGCGAGATATACAGCGCGCAATCATTGAATGGATGAATTACAACGGTTTTAAAGTTATTAGAATCAACAGCGGTCAAGCCAAGATTCAGGACGAAGACAAGGAAGGTAATATTAATCATAGACGCATCATGTTAGCTCCCTCTGGTACACCAGACGTAATTGGCTGTTATAAGAAAACTGGCAGGATGGTTTTAGTTGAAATTAAGCGTCCAGGGAGAAGAGCTAAAAAGAATCAGCAGTTAATTATGGATGATTGGAAAAAAGCTGGAGCCTATGTATTTGTAGCTACAAGCATTGAAGACGTTAAAAAGGAGATTATAAATTTATGAAAAATCTACCATTTATTATGCTTTGCTGGGTTGTGAGCTTGGGTTTTATACTCTTTGGAGGCTTTTACTTGGGAAGATGGGTAGAAAAGCAAGAACAGGCAATAGCAATCACCCAAGCTAATCTAACTCAACCACCAAGAATAACACAGGTAAATGAGCCGATTATGTTTAAGGCCATACAGTACCCGACAGGCTACGATGTATGGAATGAAGCTAATAAGTATAGAGTAAGCCAGGGTAAAAAGGAGTTAATACTGGATAAAAGATTTTGTAACAATATCGCTTCAAGACAACAAAACTATAAAAAAAATAATAATCATGAGGGGTTAAAAGAATTTGTAAGAGAGTATATACCAGATGTTAATAATGTAACCGAGATACTAAACTGGGGTGAATCAGCAAGTGAGATAGTTAAGGGATGGGCTGGTAGTCCATCACATAATATCTTTTTACTTGAAAACAACAGGGGATGTGCTTATTCAGATGATGGGTATTCAGTAATTTTGATGGGATATTAGTAAACTTAATTGTAAATAGATAAGTAAAGGAGGATTATGAAATATAAAGTAGGTCAAAAAGTAATGGTAAGAGAAGACGCTGTATACGATGAGAAATATAAAGGAAAAACCGCAAAAATTGGATTAGTTAAAAAAACTTATTATGTGTTGTATTTTCAAGATTGCGAAGATACCATTGTTGAAGGATTTGTAGATAGTGATTTAGAACCAGTCGTTAACCGTTCTAAAGTAGGTAAAAAAGCATATAAGACATTCTTAAAGAATGGGGGGAGTAGGAACTCTAAAGGACAGTTTAGTAAGAAACAAAAGATTGATTGGGAGAAGATAGGGAAAGAATTGAGCTCAACATACTTTAATGGAAATAATGTTTTTGAATCAAAAGAAAATGTTAAAGCATTTGCTAAAGTCTTTCAAAAGCATGGTTTGATTGATAAAGGAGTAAAGATATGAATAAAGAAAACATACCAGATTTTATAGTTGGTCTTGTCTTTGGAACGATAGTAGCAATAGTTTTAACATTTATATTTTGGGGGTAGTTATGAAAATGGATATAGGGGATCAAATAGTATTAACAAAAACAGCAGAAAGTGGCTTTGACTTAAAGTATCTATTTAAGTACGGATCACTAAAAGAGGGCTACGACAACATAGATACACTATGGAGGTTATTAGGGGAGTTGTTGAAGGGAGAGAAAATATAAAAACTAGATTTATAAACAAAATACAAATTGACAAAAAAAACATCCCATATAAATGGACGGAAGAACTTATCAGCAATGGGAAAATAGGTGGAGTAATGCTTGTTTATGTAGAGGGTTTTACTGAAAAAGAGATCAAATATAAAATAAACGAAATAAAACAGTTTTGTGAAACACTAAAGGAGGTGAGTAACACAATGACAGACACATTTAGAAAAGAATACACGCCATTAACAGACGATCAGAAAACACAAATGGCACAAGTAAAGGATAAAGCTCAAGAATTACTTGATCTTCTTAACATCATTGTTCCACAAGAAGAAAGATCAGAAAGATCACGTTGTATGGCGGTGGCAAGAACAAATCTTGAAACTACAATTATGTGGGCAGTAAAGGGCATAACAGCATAGTTTATTTTATCTACCCATTAAACGTGGGTAGTCATAAATGAACTGTTGCTGAAATGGAAACGGTTGCACGTTAATAGTTGAATGGTGGAGTGGCGGAATAGTAGTCGCTGTAAGCAGCAGATTTAAGAAGACCTTAATTAGAAATAATTAGCACTCACTTAAATAAAAAATACGGGATATAAAATACACCATAAGCTGCTTCCTGATTGTAGGGTGACATGGCGTTAATCATTACGAACACAAATCCCTACCTCCACCATCCAGCTATTAAGAGTCACCTTGAGCCTGATTCTAAGCAGGACTCTAAGTTGGGGAGGAGAGCAAGCCTTTTCACTAATCACTGGCCTCATTGCTCAAGGGCGGGATCGTAAAAGCGATATACTAATAAACCGCAGGGGCAGGTGAGAAGTGGATCATGCAAAAAATGCATAGAGGAGGGATATAAAAACACTAAAAAGCAGAATATATTATTACTTAACAATCTGGAGGGATAATCCCAAGACACCTGATTTTATAGTGAACTTTATAGATTATTTAAGATATGAGTGGTTTTATAAATAATATGAAAAAAATACTTGGGATTATAACATTTTTACTATTACTACCGTTTATGTGGATTGTGTTATGGACAATGAAAGGAGGCAAAAATGACACTAAATAAAATTTTAAAACACACTGTTGATGGTAAAAAAATTACCAGACTTGATTGGGACAATAAAGAGGAGTACTGTTATATAAGAGAAGGTTTTTTGTGCATACATCACGACAGTGATGAAACTATGCATCAATGGGTTATAAGCGAGGCAGATTTAATGGCTATAGATTGGGTTGTACTAGGATAGTTATTAAATCACCACAGGTACATGACGCAAATAATGTATACAAGTCTCTCGGAAATTAACGAGCTGCAAAAGAGAATAATGCAATTCGTTGATTTTTGGGTTCATAAGGAAAAGACAACAGTCCCTCTAAAAGAAATCATTATTAACATGAAAAAACAGGGAGTGAAGGAGTCTACGGCAATCAACAGTATTAATGGACTAATCAAAAAAGGTTATATAGGGAGATCTTACACCAGGACCAACAAAACACGTTTTATTCAATTTAGGACAGTATGAGATATCCCTGGTTCAAGCCTGATTGTCCATGTATAGATTGTGAGTGTATAAGACGTGGTATAAACCCGCTTCCAGGCGAAGTAATGCATGAATTATGGGAGAAGCACGATAAAAATATTAAGTTAAAGATGAAAAATAGCGCGCGTGTGTTATAGTAGAACCACCAAACCCGAAAGGACGGTGATTATGAAAAAGAAAACTACTGCCATTGTAAAATCTACTGGACGGCCTACAAAATATCGTCCTGAATATTGTGATTCAATAATCAAATACTTCAGAGACGCTCCAAAGTTCGAAACATTCGTAAAAGAGAGGTTTACACGCACACTTAAAACTGGAACAGTAGAAGTCACTGAAAAATATGGATACAGGACTTCACACATGCCCGAATTTTTTGAATTTGCTGAATCTATCGGTGTTTCTGATGAATCAGTGTTAAGATGGAAAAATAAATATACAGAGTTTCGTGGTGCATATAACAAAGCCAAGCAATATCAAAAACAGTGGCTTGTTGAGGTGGGATTGTCTGGATTTGCTCCACCAGCCTCTTTTATTTTTGTAACTAAAAATGTGACAGACATGAAAGATGAACAGAAAATAGATCATACTACGAAAGGAAAGCGAATTGATGGTTTCAATTACGTAAAACCAAATGGAACTAATCAGACCGACAATCAGACCAACACTGAAACAGCATGAGGCATACGAGCTACTTAATGACCAGATAACGCGCTTTGTGGCATTTGGGGGAGGCGCAGAAGGTGGCAAGTCTTGGCTTGGAGCTGAATGGTTGCTCACTAATTGCTATTTTTACCCTGGATCTAAATGGTTTATAGGTAGAAATGAACTTACGCGCCTCATGGGGTCTTCATACCAGTCATTTTTAAAGGTTACGGCTTATCACAATATCCCCAGGGAGGATTGGAAGTTTAACGGTCAATATCACTACATTGAGTTCAGGAATCCAGAAACAAACGAGTTTGATGGTAATGGTAGCCGTATTGATTTAATAGATTTAAAGTTTTTACCCACTGATCCCATGTTTCAACGATTCGGATCTTATGAATACACTGGAGGATGGATAGAAGAGGCTGGAGAGGTCCACTTCCTGGCATTTGATATCTTAAAGGCTCGTGTAGGACGCTGGAAAAACCAAGAATTTGAACTAAATGTACCAAAAATACTGCTTACATGTAACCCAGAACAAAACTGGTTATATCGCATATTCTATAAACCTTGGAAGAAAAACATATTACCCAAGGAATACGCTTTTATCCAGGCTCTCTACAATGACAATCCCTATACAGCAGAAGAGGCAGAGAAGCGCCTGGACCAAATAAGCGATCCTATCATGCGTAAACGTCTTAAAATGGGACTATGGGAGTACAACACTGGAGACAATAGCTTGGTCGACTATGATTCAATTCTGGACCTCTTCACCAACACACTGCCATCCCCGCCAGCCACTGGATTCAATATTAAACAGCCAGAAAAGTACTTTACCGCTGATGTAGCCAGGTATGGGAGCGACAAGGTAGTTATGGGGGATTGGAAGGGCTTAAATCTATATAGAATACAGTGGAAGACCAACAGAGGCATAGACCAGACTGGACAAGACGTTAAGACCGAATTAAGAGAGCAAATGATCCCATATAGCCATGCAATAGCCGATGATGATGGTGTAGGGGGAGGACTAGTTGATATTGTCAGGGGTATTAAGGGATTTGTGGGTAATAGTACACCACTGCCAATAAAGGATATCAGACAGAAAGACGGCAAGAGAAAAGAAAACTATAAGAATTTACGCTCACAGTGTGGGTTTATGCTGGCTGATTTGATTATGAATCATAAAATAGCTATAACTGATCCTAATTTAGACGAACCAACTAAAGAGATGATCATTGAAGATCTCCAGCAACTAAAGAAAAAAGACACACCGATAGAATCAGCTCTCCAACTAATACCCAAGGAAGAGATTAAAGAAGCACTTGGTAGATCCCCAGATTTTAGCGACATGATGATGATGAGAATGTATTTTGAGCTTGATAAGCCAACAACCTATATTCAGCCTACTGATTTTGGTGGAGTAAAGCCACTAATCCCTGGCACTCTTGCGTAAAAATAGATTTATCGTCTATCCTTATAAATATGACAGAATCCAACATAATTATCTCACCAGAGACACAATCCCTTATTAATTTTAAAGATTCAGGCTATGAATATCGCAAGCCACGTCACGAGGACTGGCGCGAGAACTTCCAGCTATATCATGGCAAGGTTATAGTAAACAGGCTCACACAACGTCAATCTGTCCACGTCCCACTGATGAAGCAAACAATTAAGACACTGCTTAAAGATGTTGATGATATGCCCGTTTTGTACTTTGAGAACCTGGATAACGATAAACAAGCTGAAATATTTAAGAATGAATATTGGAAATATACAGTAGAAGAGAACAGAATGGAGTTACTCGATATCGTAGACAAAAGACAGGTATTTTTATATGGTAGAAGTTTTGATCAGTGGCAGATAGTAGACGGCAAGATTAAAATGACCGTAGAAGATCCGATGGATATCCTGGTCGACAGATATTGCGATCCTACAAATTTAAACAGCTCAAGATTCCTGATTCATACTCACATATTTAAGCCACTAAGCTCACTTGAACACAATGAACTCTATGACAAGGCTGCAATTGGTCGTATTAAAGAGTTTTACAAGACAGATCTTGGGTTAGTTAAAGCAGCAGACAATAAAGAAGCGCTAACAGAAAAGAATCAGAAGCTGGTTGATCTTGGAGTTGGAGACGTTGAAGATCCAATATTGGGAGAGACTTACGTTGAACTCAATTTATACTTTGTCTTCCGAAAAGAGGGAGATCAGGACGAAGAAATCTATATCTATGTCATTTGTGATGATATGGAGCAATTGAGCAAAAAAACTTTAGAGGAGACACTGGGAGTGACTAAGGATCACTACTGGAAAACTCATTACCCTTATGTAACCTGGGGAGATGATTTAGAGCGTCAATACTTCTGGAGTGATGGAGTTGGAGACGTTGTAAGGCCAGCAAATCAGATACTTGATGTCTGGTACTCACAGTTAGTAGAGAATCGAACGATGCGTAGTTTTGGCATGCATTATTATAACTCAAGCTTAACAGCCGAAGGATTCAATCCAGCTACATTTAACCCTCAAGCATGGGGATGGTATCCAGTACCAGGCAATCCTAACGAGGTATTAAGCAAGGTGGACATACCAGACTTGACCGAATCAATGGATGAAATGAACTTTATAATTGGCATGAATGAGAAGTCTACAGGAGCCACATCAACACAACAAGGAGTCCAGACAGAGCGCAAGGTAACTCTTGGAGAAGTTGAGTTAGCTCTTGGAGAAGCTAAAGAAAGAGTTAAGGGCATGAGTAAATTCTACACTCCAGCCTGGAAGCAACGCGGGGAGATATTTATCAAACTGCTTGAAGCTGGAGCTGGCAAGATAGACGCTATTACTATCTACAAAAAAGGCATTAATACTGATGATCTCTATGCCAGGGAGGTAGCTCCAAGTGATTGGGCCACAACTCTCGGTTATAGATGTAAAGTTTGGAGCCAAGACGAAAAGAATGAGCATGATATACAGTCTATAGAAAAGTTAAATGCAATCAGGGCCAATATTCCAGGCAATCCCAAGTTAGACGAAATCTATCAGCGCAAACTGCTAGAATTTGGTGGCTTGTCACCTGATGAAATATTGTCTATCATGGAATTTGAACAGCAAAAGCGCGAAATGATGACTAGCATGGCTGGACAGATGCCAATGATGCCAGGTCAAGCTGTTCAACCACAGGGACAGGTAACAGTACCACAAGCGCCAATGGCGTAAACTTATGTTAGATGATATCTTGGGCCGTCTAGGTCTTACATACGAAGAGTTAACCAATGATGAACGTAGTACATTGGACGTGATGTTAAAAGGGATGTCCACAAAAGCGCTCACAGTTGAAGAGATCAAACAGTTTATTAAATCCATGCGCGAAAGTATTGAGACTGAATTGATTAAAGAGCCAGAGTTCCACTATATCCTCATATTTAAAGTACCTAACAGAAATCAGATATTCTTAAAAGCGCGTTTAAAGAACTGTATGATTCTTGAAGCTTTCTTAACTAGTCCAGATCGGGCCAGGCAAGCCTTAGAATCAGCATTGTCTAACATACAAAAAGCTAAGAAAATTTGACATTTGTCTAAGTTGTTCTTAATATAGTTATATGAACCCAGAAGCAACAAAAGCACTAGAGGTGATTTGTAAAAAAGAAGTACACGAGTTGACAGAATATGATAAAGGCTTTTTACGTGCTAGAGTAAGTTATTTGACACCTAGAGAATTTGAAAAGTATGAGTCAGTATTTGAAACTCACGAAGATAATACTTTAATACCAGTAGAACCAGCAGAACCCAAAAAAGTAGTCAAAAACGATGGACTAAAAGAATTCCACGAATTACAAAAGCAAGCTAAAGCCCTGGGAATTGACACAAGGGGATTAAATAAGGAACAATTAAAAGACGCAATATTAAGTAAAAGTTAATTACCAAACCCGAAAGGACGGTAGATATATATGGCAAATCATCAAAAACCTACAGCAGAGGAGTTAGAAGCACAAGCAGCACAAGCTCTAGCAGAAGCAGAAGCATTAGAAGGTAAAAAAGATCCTACACCAAGTGAACCAGTCCCCACACCATCAAAAGAGGACGACACACCAGAGCCAACTCCATCAAAAGAGGATGATACACCTGAACCAAGTAAAGAAGTCCAGGATGACGCAAAAAAAGAGGATGTAGACTATAAAAAGAAGTTTACAGAATCATCTAGGGAGGCATTGATACTTCGTGCTAAAGAAAAGAAATTAAATGAGGCTTTAGAACTAGCAAAATTAATCCCAGATCCTACAGAAGAGGAAATGACCAAAGAGTACCCAGAGTGGGATACCATGAGTGATTCTGAGAGAAGGACAGCCACAAGACTAGTCAAATCAGATAGACGCTTTGCAGCCTTGGAAGAGGTTACAAAAGAATCTAAAGATATTGAAGGCTGGAATGAAAAGATAGATCAATTTGTTGAAGATCCCAAAAACTTAATTACTTATCCACAGCTTGAAGGTAAGATTGAAGAGTTCAAACAATATGCAGCCAAGCCAACACATCGGGCCATACCATTTGATGTATTGGTGTTTGCGTTCTTGGGTGATAGAGCTGCACAACCCAAAAAAAGCAATAAGGGTCAGCAATTTGAACAAGGCAATGGTGGTCCAAAAGAGAAGGCAAAAGCTAATGATAAAATCTCTTTTGAACAGTCTGAAACAATTCGAAAGACAGATTATAAGAGGTGGACAGAGCTACTTCGAGCTGGTAAGATTGATGATTCAATTTAAACTCTTGACAAAAACCATTTTTACTACTTACTATTAATATAACTAAGTCAAACCCCTAGCCATGGGACGATAAAGGAATATAATCTTTATTTGAAAAGGAGTCCCATATGGCATCAGCATACGCCACTAAAATCGCAGTAGGATTCTCAAATAAACTCATCAAAGAAATGTATGACATGAGTTTATTAGACAGGATCGTAAATCGTGATTACGAAGGGGAAATTAACCAAGTCGGATCACAGCTGAACATTCTAAATATTGCTAGAATTTCAGAAAAAACATATTCAGGAGCTAATCTTTCAGTAGATTCACTCTATGAAAACAACGCTGTTCTTACAATAGATCAGTTTAGATCTTTCTATTGGCAAGAAAAGACTATTGATAAGTGGAAGAGTTATATCAAAAATCCACATTCAGCAGTCGTACAGCAAAAAGCAGACGAGCGCAACAAAAACATGGATACCTTCGTTTTAGGTCTCTATGGAGATGTGGCTGCTGGTAATAGAGTAGGTACAAGTTATACCACTGGTACTGTCACAGTAGACGTTACTACTGGAGCAGTCACTGGTTCAGGTACAACTTTTACAGCTGCTATGGTTGGACGCGGGTTTAAAGCTCTCGGTCATACAGCTTGGTACAGAGTAAAAACATATAATTCAGCATCTTCAATTGTTATTGAAGATGATTTGGATGATGTAGATTCTGCTTATACTGGTGGAGCAATTGCTGGCGGTGCAACCTTCGAAATCGAAGCTGCATCACCTTTGTCAATTACTACATCAAATCTCTTACAATATGTAGGAGCTTTGAAACAAAAGCTAGATATTGCCGAAAGAAATGGCAAATCCAGTGTTCCAGATTCTGGCAGATGGTTAATAGTACCGCCTGAATTTGAAACCACTCTTGTCAGAGCAACAGGAGTAGCGCTTCATGTCCCAGAGGTGTACCAAGAATTAGTCAAAAAAGGATTTATCACGATGCTACAAGGCTTCATGGTATTCAAATCCAACAGACTAACTGGAAATAACACTGATGGGTTCAGAGTTTTAGCAGGTCATTCAAACTGGGTGACATTTGCAGAAAAACTTTTAGAAGCTACTGTTGAAGAAGACTTGATCGGCAACTTTGGATCAGCCTACAAAGATCTCTTTGTATACGGCGCTAAAGTTCCAGACACACGTCGACACTTTGCAACAGAAGGTTTCTGGACATTTGCATAATAATATAAACACTATCCCTGGGATCACATGTCCCTAGCATGAGGTCCCAGGGACACCAAAAATAAAATATGACAGCATTTGAATTAAAATCAGATCTCCCAAAAAGTACACAAGATGAAATTGATAGAATTAGCGCTAAAGCTGCTGCTATCAGGACTACACAGGAGACTAATTTTCTAACCGCACGTTTACAATACGTCACTAATGCTGTTATTCGCTATGATGCAGACGATTTAATACTTGAAGCTGAAGGCAACACTCTTCCCACTGGATACACTGGCTTTAGAAAAGGCGCAGTGTTTTATGATTTGGATAAATCTGGTAATAACGTATATTTCAACACTGGTACTAGTACCAATGCTGTATGGTCACATCTTGGAGATCAGGTTGTATCTGCTTCTCCATCATTGAGTCCATCACTGTCGGTTTCATTAAGTCCATCGGTGTCACCAAGTGCAAGCGCATCTATAAGCGTAAGTTCTTCAGTGTCTTTGAGTCCATCAGTGTCAGTCTCAAGAAGTCCATCAGTGTCAGTCTCAAGAAGTCCATCAACGACACCATCTGTATCAGTCTCAAGAAGTCCATCTGTATCTGTATCGGCCTCAATATCTTTGAGTCCATCAGTATCAGTATCAGCATCGGCTTCACCATCTGTATCAGTATCTCTAAGTCCATCTGTTACAGGCAGTGCAAGTCCATCTTTAAGTCCATCAGTGTCACCAAGTGCAAGCGGATCACCAAGTCCATCAGTGTCGGTCTCAAGAAGTCCATCTTTGAGTCCATCAGCTACGGCCAGCGCATCAACATCGGTGTCACTAAGTCCATCAGTAAGTACGTCACTAAGTCCATCGGCTTCTACAATTCCATCGACTTCAGTATCGGCTTCCATGTCACCACGTCCATCGTTCCCCTTCTAATTGACTAATTAAGAAGGATGTGCATATACTATTTTATATGGTTCGCGGACTGCTTTCTGTTGTTATACCATCGCGTAACGAAGTATATTTAAAGAATACTATTAATGACTTGTTAAATAAGTCTCTCCAGGATATAGAAATAATCGCAGTTTTAGACGGTTACTGGCCCTCAAAAGAAGATTTAGTTGAAGATCCTCAAGTGCATTACATTCATTTTACTGATCCAAGAGGCATGAGAAATGCTATAAACACAGCCGTTTCTCTCTCTTCTGGGGAGTATATCCTAAAAACAGACGCTCACTGTATGTTCAGCGAAGATTATGACGTTGCACTATTAAATAATTGTGATGATACAACAGTTATGGTCCCCCGCAGATATGCCCTAGATCCTGTTAATTGGAGAATTAAAGAGAATCCCAAGTATCCAGTAGACTATATGTATTTAGATAAGAATTTTACAGGTCAAGTCTGGCATGAAAAGAATAAGGATAAAAGCTTATCAACAAAAATGATTGATGATCTAATGTCCTCCCAGGGATCGTGTTGGTTTATGAAGAGATCTTATTATGACTATTTGGAGTTAATGGACGAGGATAGCTACGGCACATTTGCAAAAGAGTTTCAGGAAATAGGCTTGAAAGCCTGGTTGTCTGGTGGAAGAGTAGTAGTAAATAAATACTGCTGGTATGCACATTTTCACAAAACAGAAAGCAGAGGGTACTCTCTTAGTTCTAAAGAGTCACAAAAAGCAGAAGAGTATGTTAAAAAATGGAGGGATAAAGGCTGGAGTAAGCAAGTCAAGCCACTGTCTTGGTTGTTTGACAAGTTCAGTCCGCCAGTAAATATATGATACCAGTACTTGCACCAACACTAGACCAAAAGACAAAAGATGAACTTATTAAAGTAATTGATTCTGGGTGGTGGGGTTTTGGAAGCAAAACACAACAGCTTGAAAGAAGATTTGCTGAATATGTAGGCTCTAAGTATGCAATAGCTTGCAATAGTGGTACAGCAGCTCTGGATCTATGTTTAAAGGCATACAAGATCAGAGGCGGGGAGCTAATAACTACCCCCATGACATTCGTAGCTGATGCCATTGTAGGTGAATGGAATGGCATGGATGTCACTTTTGCCGATATTAACAGAGATACATTGTGCCTAGATCCTGAATCAGTAGTTGTAACTGATCAAACAAAAGCCATTATAACCGTTGATTCACATGGTAGATTGGCAGATATTGATGGACTACGCAAGAAGTTCAGTGGACTGATTATAGAGGACGCTGCACATGCTATGTTGACACCTGGAGCTGGTAAGAGGGGAGACATTACTATCTGGTCATTTCAGGCAGTAAAGACCCTTCCAGCGGGGGATGGTGGCATGGTTACTACCAACAATGAAGAGATCTACAAAAGACTTCGTACTTTGACCTGGCTTGGAGTTGAAAAGTCTACTTATGAAAGATCAGAGGGTAAGCGCTACTCCTGGGATTATGACATTACTCAAGCAGACGGTCTAAAGGCTTATATGAATGATTTGACCTCGGTCATTGTGCTGGGCCAGTTGGATAGATTGGAAGAGATGAACGCCAAGAGACGGGCAATACAAACATTTTATAATGAGGCATTTAAAGATGTTAAAGAGATTGAGACACCAGTCTTTTCTCATACAGTTCAGTATTACACCATGAGATGTGAAAGAAGAGATGAACTATCAGACTTTCTAGCCTCAAAAGAGGTAGCTACATCAGTTCACTTTAAGCCATTGTCAGAGATGACTTATTGGAGAAAAGCGGTTAAGCGTCCTATTCCAGTGACAGATGAAGTCTGGACCAAATTACTTTCACTCCCCGTACACTACGGCCTAACATGGAAGCAAGCAGAGTATATAGTCGCTTGTGTAAAAGAATTTTATGCATAAAATATTACTAACTGGTGGATCTGGGTTGCTGGGTACAGAGCTTAAAAAGTATGTAGCTTGTTACTCTCCAACTCACAAGGAACTAGATATCACTAAGATTGAAGCGGTTCCAGCAGATATTGACATGGTTATTCATTGTGCTGCATATACCAGTGTGCTTGAGGCTGAAACTGATAAATTTGATTGCTTTGATATAAACGTAATAGGCACATACAACCTAATTAAAGCTTGTGAGGGTATACCATTTGTTTATATATCTTCAGAGTATGCTGGACCAGATAATAATGTTTATGGTCAATCCAAGTGGATCGGGGAGTTAATGGTGAGTATTCTATGCAAGGACTACTTAATCCTTCGCACACTCTTTAAACCTAATCCATACCCATGGAAGCATGCATTTACTGATCAAGTCACTTATGGAGATTATGTAGATATAATCGCTCCCCTTATAGCTGGAGCAATCAACAACTGGAATAGACATGGTAAAAAGCTGCTTCATATTGGTACTGAAAAGAAAACCATGTTTGAGCTTGCTAAAAGAACAAGACCAGATGTATTACCTAACACAACAGAGGATATTAAAGGCGTAGTTATACCAAAAAACCATGAATGATTTAACCGTCATATACTATACGTCTAACTATTTAGACAAACACAATCCGCGTTTTCTTAAACATATCGAAGACAATCTGGCCTGGGCCATTGGTGAACTCCCTATTGTTATTGTGTCCCACTCACCAACAGTTATAAAAAGTATCCCACTGTCTCAACAGACTAACATTGTATTTAACGCGTCAGGGCGCTCTCATCTCAATATATATCGTCAGATTTTACTGGGTTGTAAACATGCTAAAACTAAATATGTAGCTATGGCTGAAGATGACATACTATATTCATACGACCACTTTCACTCACAAGTACCAAAAGATGATGTTTTTCTTTATGACATGAATAAGTGGAGTATATTCACCTGGATAAGACCACCAGTCTTTTCCTTCAGGATGAAGCGCATGGTGGTCAATCATTTAATTGCAAAACGTGATATGTTAATAGAGTCACTGGAAGAGCGATTTACACGCCTGGATGTACTTAAAGCTGAACTAGCCAAAAAGCATCCAGAAATAGAAGACAGAGAGGGAGCACTGATTAAATATTGGGGAGATCCAGGTAGGTATGAGGATATCCTGGGTGTAACAGTCAGAAAAAGAGATGAGTTCTATTCTGCTACTCCTGGCATTGTATTTAGTCATAAGCATGCATTCGGATATCTAAGTCAGGGCAAAAAAAAGAAGCTTGGAGATTTACTAGCAACAGAGATTCCTTATTGGGGACGCGCGGAGGACATACTTAAAATGTTTTAATATGAAGGACACTTGGCATGTTTATCCAACTGGTGATTTTAAAGAACATATAATAGAAGGTAATGAAATATGCTGGTGTAGACCCAAGATCAGATTTAATTATGATGATAGTAAGACTATCTTTCATAATTCATTTGACGGTAGGGAAAAGAAGGAAAACAAGATTAAACCTAATTAATATGGCTGGACAACCAAAAGAACTATATGGATCACACTTGCCTCTCTTAACGAGGTTGATTGACGTAACTGGTGGACCAGTTTTAGAGCTTGGGATGGGCTTATATAGTACTCCGCTGCTTCACACATTGTGTCAGCTCCAGGTGAGACCACTTGTATCTCTTGATAATGATCCCACCTGGTATAACAAGAATAAAGAGTGGCAATCAGAGCTTCACTTAATCGCTCCCCTTGTAACCGATTGGGACGAATCTTTAAGTCAATTAATTGACGCTCATTGGTCAATTGTTTTTGTAGATGAAAAGCCAGCCAAGAATAGAATCAAGTCAATCAAAAGATTTGCTAACAATGCCAATTTTATAGTGATACACGATTCAGAGCCAGTATCTAATAAATACTTTCGCTATTCCTGGATTTATGAGATGTTTACTTATAGGTATGACTATACAAAGCTTGTGCCAAATACTACTGTATTAAGTAACTTTGTTGATCCTAAATATTTAATATGAAGAGATTTGATCTATCGGTACTGATTGCAGGACGCAACGAGATGTTTTTCAAGCGTACAATTGATGATGTACTGAAAAACTCAAGGGGAAATACTGAAGTAATAGCAGTTTTTGACGGTGGCTGGGCCGATCCTCAAATTCCAGACAATCCCAGGGTTACAATCATTTATAATCATAAGGCAGTAGGGCAAAGAGCTGCTGTTAATCAGGCTGCTAGAGTATCCAAGTCTAAGTATGTGATGAAGTTAGACGCTCATTGTGCTATGGATGAGGGTTTTGACGTTAAATTAATGGCTGATTGTGAACCTAACTGGACCGTAGTACCAAGATTATACAATCTCCACGCTTTTGACTGGGTATGTGTTAAGTGTAAAAAGACAATCTATCAGGGTCCAACTCCTACCAAGTGTCCAGATTGTGGGGACAAGATGGAAAGACAGATGATCTGGAAGCCAAGACTTAATCGAAGATCTGATTTCATGCGATTTGATAGTGATATGCATTTTCAATACTGGGGAGACTACGGCAGTAGGGAGGAAGCTAAGGGGGATATATGCGATGTAATGGGAAACTTGGGAGCTTGTTATTTTATGCATCGGGACTGGTACTGGGATATTGGTGGACTTGATGAAAATCATGGTTCCTGGGGACAGATGGGTACAGAGATATCATGTAAGACTTGGCTGCGCGGTGGAAGACAGGTTGTTAATAAAAAAACCTGGTATTCTCACATGTTCAGAACCCAGGGAGGAGATTTTGGTTTTCCTTATCCATTAACAGGGAGGGAAACAGATGCAGCTCGTAAATATTCACAAGACCTATGGAAGAATGATAAATGGGACAGAGCAGTTCGCCCATTATCATGGTTGATAGAAAAGTTCGCTCCAGTGCCTGGCTGGAATCAAAATCAAAACGTGAAAAGTCATACAGGAGATTTCACGAAGGGCAAAAAGCTTACAAAAGGCATAATTTACTATACAGACAACCAACTCAATCTAAAAATCGCTCATGCATGCAAAAAGAACATTAAAAGCATGGGCCTTCCTATTTTTAGTGCATCTTTAAAACCAATGCCAGATATGGGAGTTAATACAGTGCTTCCACTCAAGCGCGGATATATAACCATGTTCAAGCAAATATTAGCAGCTCTTGAATCATGTACCACTGATATTGTCTATTTTTGTGAACACGATTGGCTATACAACAAATCACACTTTGAATTCACTCCAGAAAAGAAGGATGTCTATTATTACAATGACAACTGGTTACGCGTCCGCGTCCCAGATGGTCATGCAGTTTTCTATGATACCCACTTACTCCCTGGTATATGTGCCTTCAGGGAGACACTATTAAATCATTACAGGAAGCGGGTAGAAAAGTGTGAAAAAGAAGGTTTTAAAATGGCTATGGGTTTTGAACCTGGTACACATCATAGAAAAGAAAGGATAGATGATCTTAAAGCTGAAAGTTGGAAGTCAAGAGATCCAATAATTGATTTAAGACACAATAGCAATCTAACAGCCAGCAAATGGAGTCCAGACGAGTTTAGAGATTTACGCAATTGCAAGGGCTGGATAGAAAGCAATAGAATAGATATATTAAAGGAGCATAAAATCATATGAAAGTCACAGTCATTGGTTATGGATGGGTCGGTAAGTACATGAAGCAATTGTTTCCAGATGCATATGTATACAGCAACGGTAAAACTGGAGAGCATGGGAGCAAACAAGAAGCCAATAAGGGTGATATAGCATTTATTTGTGTCCCTACTCCTAATAAGATCATTAACGGTAAAGAAGGTGAGCTTGATACCTCTTTTGTTGAAGATTGTGTTAAGTGGTGTGAGTGTCCAGTGATTGTTATACGCTCAACCGTCAATCCAGGGACAACCAACTATTTATCTGCTAAATACGGTAAAAGAATCATCATGGAGCCTGAATATCTAGGGGAGACACCAGCTCATCCCTTGCTTGATCCTAAATACCGTCCATTTATAGTAATGGGAGGCAAAAAAGAGGATACACGCGTTCTAATTGATCTATATGCAACGGTATACAATGCCAATATTAAGATCAGACAAGTTACAGCTTTTGAGGCTGAAATAATCAAATTATCAGAAAACAGAGCCATAGCCTTCAAAGTTGCACAGTGTCAAGAGCTATATGACGTATGTGAGAGGGTTGGAGTTGATTACTACACAATCCAACAAGCGGTTTATGAAGACGATCCCCGCTTTAACTTATGGTTTTCTTTTGTATACCCAAATAAACGCGGATTTAAATCAAAGTGTATCCCTAAAGATATCTATGCCTGGTGTGCCTGGGCTGAATCTGTTGGATATTACCCTTCAATCACGCGGGGAATTCTTGAAAAGAATCAAGAATGGATTTTGAGTTCGTTGATTGCGTCTAAATAGTATTAATCTTTACAATAGATAAATAATCGGTTAGGAGGGTTATGAGAAAAATAATAGTACAGGAACGAATAAACGAACCATCTGATTTTAGTTTCAGGTTTGTGTTGTGGGCAACAGTACCAGCATCAAGACAAGCAATATATGCCGATGCTACTAAAACATCAGTTGTTAAAGATATAACAGCTCCAGAATTGCAAGATATTCGGGATGGTAAAGTAGTTGAATCACGGGAAACAGCAGAATTTCTAGCTGGTACATCTATTGCAACAATACAAGCAGAGTTAGTTAAAAGACACGCAACTTTTCAAGCAAAAATAACAGCAGCTAATCCATGGAGGTACTACGGTACTTCTTGGGATGGTATAACTTGGTCTGTTTCACAAACAGCATAAAGGAGATATATTATGGCAACAGTCAACGTAGCACGAGGTTCATATACAGCACTAACAGTAACTAACTTACAATCACTAGCTAGTTCTGCAACCGCAGGGTGGCAATCAGCACGTATCAGTGACGTATCTACTAAAGCACTTGATTATACAATCTTTGTAAAACTCACTACAGCTAATACTGCTCCAGCTAACGATAAAGCAGCTTATGTTTACATATCCCCCGCTATGTCAACAGATGGGGGTACAACGTGGCTTCATGCTGACGGTGGTACTGGAACATTACCTTCTGGATCAGAGGGAACGTATACAATAGCAAGTCCTAATAATCTAAAACTCTTGGGTGTATTGTCCTACACAACACAACAAATGGTAATGCAGGGATCATTTAACTTATCGGGTGCTGTAGGTCTATCAATGCCTGAGGGATTTAGTATTATTATAGTTAATTACACAGGTGCTGCATTATCGACCTCATGCGTAGTAGCTTATGAGGCTATAACTCAGACCGTAGCTTAACCCTATGCCCTCAATCAAACCTTCAAATCCAATTATAGATTGGGGTAATCCTATTACTAAGGGGTTAGTGTTTGATGCTCCACTTACAGAGGGTGGTGGTGGAAAAACAAAAGAAATAATAACTAGTAAAGAGGGTATATTTACAAATACTCCTACATGGAATCAAAAGTTATTAGGAAATTCTCTATATTTTAATGGCGCATCATCTGGTGGGCCTTATGTAGATTTTCCAACAAATGCACAGGTCAATTCATTAACTAAAATGTCTGTAGAGGTTTGGATTTATAGACTTGGTAATGGCGGTGGGTCTTTAGAAAGAGTATTAAACAAGGGTTCTTCTTCTGCGCCATATTGGAGTTTGTCATTTAATAATACTGGTGGTAATAGAATACGCATATTTTCATTATGGTCAGAAACTGTACTAGAATATGCTTTTGCCCTAACAGATATGTCTGATAATGCCTGGCATCAGATAGTGTTTACTTTGAATGATATTTCAGCATCAAACCCATCACCAGTAGTTGCTTATTTAGATGGGGTACAAAAAACTCTTTCTTTATCACAAAACGGGGCAGGAACACCACCAACTGATTCTGCAACAATCACGCTTGGAAACTCTACAGCCGCAACCAGAACGGTAAATGGATATATATCTAACTCTCGCATATGGAATCGCATCCTCACTCCTGAAGAAGTCAAACAACTTTATGCTGATCCCTGGTGTATCTACCAAAAGCCCAGATTTAACATAATCAATAGTATAGGCGGAGGATCATCTCCATCAGTATCGGTGTCATTATCTCCATCACTGTCTCCATCTTTGAGTTCAAGTGCTTCAGTTTCACCCAGTAGCTCTATATCTTTAAGTCCAAGCTTATCTGTTTCAAGAAGTCCATCCTTGTCACCGTCTATTAGTCCATCCTTGTCCCCCTCACTTAGTGCATCAAGTTCGGTATCCCTTAGTCCATCCTTATCTCCATCAGCTTCGCAAAGTCCAAGTTCTTCGGTATCTTTAAGTCCAAGTTTGTCAATATCTCTTAGTCCTTCTATATCACCAAGCGCTTCAGTCAGTCCAAGCAGTTCGGTTTCATTATCTCCATCACTGTCCCCATCAGTTAGTCCCAGCTTGTCTGGATCACCAAGTCCAAGTACATCAGTTTCACTTAGTCCATCCTTGTCACCAAGTGCAACAACTAGTCCAAGCTCATCAATCTCTTTAAGTCCATCACTATCTCCATCATCGTCTATCTCACTAAGTCCATCCGCCTCAATCTCTCGCAGTCCCTCTACCTCATTTGAACCACAAACACTGTCTATAAATCTATATAAAGTTATGTTTGTAACAGGGTATAATGATAAATATTCAAGAAAAAATAATAGTTATGTGAGTAAATATATATGATTACAGCTACAGGTGGCTTAATTACTTATGCTGGTGGATATAAAATACACACCTTTTTAACAAGTGGAACTTTTGAAATAGTTTCAGGTACACCAGATGTTGAATATCTTGTTGTAGCTGGTGGTGGTGGGGGTTCATCTGGTGGTGGTGGAGGCGGTGGAGTCTTAAGTGGCACAAAAACAGCTCTAACAGCTGGAACATATACGGTAACAGTTGGTGCTGGTGGAGATGAGGGCTCAGAAACTAGTAACAATGTGGGGGTAAATGGCGGGGATTCAGTATTTGATGATGTAACAGCAACTGGTGGTGGTGGTGGAAATAAAATGAATACAGCTACTGGAATATCAGGTGGATCAGGTGGTGGTGGAGGAGCTTCGATAAATACATCCAACGGAGGAACTGGTACGAGTGGACAAGGCTATGATGGTGGTGGTAACGGTGGATACGTGGCCTCACCATATCCAGCTGGTGGAGGCGGTGGTGCTGGTGGAGCTGGTTCAGCAGCTACAGCATCTAATGTGAGTGGAAACGGTGGAGTTGGAGTAGCGAGTTCTATTACTGGATCATCCGTATATTATGGTGGTGGTGGAGGTGGAGGCGGGTATTTTAACACTGTAACCCCTGGAAGTGGTGGAAATGGCGGAGGTGGAGCTGGCGTAAATTCTGGAAGTCCAAACAACGGAACAAGAAATACTGGTGGAGGCGGTGGAGGAGGGGCTTTTTCTAATGGAACAAATCAGGGTGGCAAAGGTGGAGATGGTATTGTTATTGTTAGATATACTTATGCCACAGTACCATCCCCAAGTATAACAGCAACAGGTGGGTTTATTGGTGATGTTGGCTCTTATAGATATCACATATTCTACTCAAGTGGTGATTTTGTAGTATCTTCTGGCTCTGGAAATGCAGACATTCTAATTGTTGCAGGTGGTGGGTCTGGTGGTCATTATGGTGGTGGCGGAGGTGGAGCTGGCGGGGTTAAGTATTTATCATCACACGCCATATCAGCAAACACTTACGCTGTAGTGGTTGGAGCTGGTGGTGGAGCTTCTAATACATCTGGAAACGCTGGTAGTGATTCATCTTTTGATGGTACAGAAGTAGCAACAGGGGGTGGAGCTGGCGGAAGTGACGTAGATGATAATGGAACAACTGGCGGTTCTGGTGGAGGTAGAGGAAATTTTGGAACAACAGGGTCTGCTGGAACTTCTGGACAAGGATATGCTGGGGGTGGTGGTTCTGGGGCAAGTTTGGGTGGTGGTGGAGGAGGAGGATCAGGTCAGGTCGGCTATGACCAAGTGGGATCAAATCAGGGTGGAGCTGGAGGAGACGGAACCAGTGCTTACTCTACATTTTTAACTGAAGCTAATCAGGGAGTAAATTCATCTGGAACTAGATATATAGCTGGTGGGGGAGCAGGGTCTTCTAATGGATATACAATATCAGGAGGAAAAGGAGGAGGAGGAACCTCTTTGAGCCATCCTTATGGTGGTAGAGCTGGAAAGGTAAACACTGGTAGTGGAGGTGCTGGAGCATGGCATCAAGTATATTCGGGTGCGGGTGGATCAGGAATAGTTATAGTCAGATATTCTATAGGATCTCCAAGTCCATCCCCTACACCAAGTGCATCACCATCAACTACACCAAGCACATCGGTGTCACTAAGTCCATCAGCCAGTGTTAGTCCATCTAGCTCTATTAGTTTAAGCATTTCACCATCACCAAGTGCTTCTGTAAGCCCTAGTAGTTCTATTAGTTTGAGTATTTCACCATCACCAAGTGCTTCAGTCAGTCCAAGCTCATCTATATCTTTAAGTCCATCAGCTACGGCCAGTCCATCACTTACACCAAGCTCAAGTCCATCCTTGTCCCCATCCTTGTCGGTCAGCTTGTCTATAAGTAAGTCAAATTCCCCCAGTCCATCGGCACATATAGAGGTGTATACTGATAAATATACGCGTAAAAATAACTCATACGGCAATAAATACACTAAATATACGTCAAGAAGACCTGGTTCATGTTAATATTAAATTATGGAACTAACATATTTAAACAATCAAAATAGTCTTTTTAAGAAGTACGCATCATTAGTCACTTCTCTCACAAAACATCAGCTTTTTCGTGATTATGTAGGACTTAAAGAACAAGTAGATCTCCTGCTTCCTAACGGCTATCACAAGATAGTAGATATGGATAAAAAGGGCCAGTTAATCACTGGTCAGGCTGTTTTTACCACAAGACCAATATTTGTACCTAAATTATATAGAGCCTTGGCTGGTCTTGACTTGCTCCAGAGATGGGTGGAAAACTTTAAAGAAGCTCAAATGGTCTTAATGGGTAATTTAGACCTTCTATCGTGGGGTAAGATTCCGTCATATGCCAGGTATGCATCTTTTGATGTAGCTACTTATTATCCAGATGCAGATGCTGAAACAACCACGGTGGATGGCTATGTAGGGAGATCTTCGGTTGATGAAACACTGGCAGTAATTCGAGCTGGGGCTGGAACTCATTCGTCAGATTCGGTGGCATCATCCAATTCGCCATATTTTGCAGCATCAACCACATCTAATCAATTTGGTTCACTATTTAGAAATATATATTTATTTGATGCCTCTTCGCTTGGGGATACATATGTTATTAATAGCGCGGTATTTTCTGTATATGGATTTGACAGAGACAATCAATTTGGGGGAAGTCCAGAGATTGATTGTGTGTCTTCATCCCCAGCTTCAAATACAGCATTAGTTAATGCAGACTATGGTCAATTAGGGTCAACAGTGTTTTCAAGCATTGCTCACTCTGGCTGGGCCACAACTGGATATAATGACTTTACTCTTGATTCAAACGGACGCAACAATATATCTACAACTGGTATATCCAAATTCGGCACTAGGCTTAATTGGGATACTGATAATTCATTCGGTGGTTCCTGGGGTGGCTCTCTGGGTATACGCTTTGATGGTTATTTTGCAGATGAAACAGGCACATCAAAAGATCCCAAATTAGTTGTTACATATACACCAAATTCACCATCGGTATCAGTCTCACTAAGTCCATCTATATCAGCGTCTAGGAGTCCTAGTTTATCATTTTCTGCTTCACCATCCCTGAGTCCATCTTTTACTAGCAGTCCAAGTCCATCATTAAGTCCATCAGCATCAGTTAGTCCAAGCTCTTCTATCTCGCTAAGTTCATCATTGTCATCTTCTCTAAGTCCATCACTGTCTCAATCGGCCACTGAATCAGTCAGTGTTTCAAGCTCTATCTCTTTAAGTCCATCCCCATCACCTTCTTGCGGGTATACCAGGTATAGTCGGGGAGCTTATGAAAGCCTCCCTACTGGCACAGCAGATCTTGACAATCTGTATACTGAAGAGGATGAAGTGGGGGTGGAAACAAATAATACAGTTTATATAGAACAGACTGGGGCTGGCCAGTATATGGTCCACCAGTTTAAAACATTTGTAGCAGAAGACACGTCTTGTGAGATTACAAGCATAGTCCAGTCTTCCCTGGCTCCTACATCATCTACTGTATATTTACAGATTTATAATCATTCAACCAACACATGGGACACTATAGATTCAGATAATACGTCTTCAGTTGATACAGATTTTACATTAACAGCTGAAGTATTGAGATTAAGTAGGTATAAGGATGGGTCAAATGTTATAGCAACAAGGATCTATCAACTTACAATGTAGACTTCAGATATATATTTTTTCTACACTACATATATGCCTATATACGAAATTACTAGTTTTAGAGGTGGTTTATCAGACTATGAAGATAAAGGGGTTGCGGGAGCGTTTAAATTCGGCTCTAATCTTGATATTAGAAAAGCTGTTGACAGCTTGTCTTGCAATCAGGCCCTAGTTGACGAAGGTTTAAGAACCAGTCAATCACCTTCAGCTTCAACCAGTCCAAGTGCGTCTGTCAGTCCATCTGGTTCACCAAGCGCAACGACCAGTCCAAGCGCTTCACAATCACCGTCTTCATCAGTATCAGTCAGTCCTAGTACATCTACAGGGATTTCAGTATCGGTGTCGCTTAGTCCATCCTTATCGCCGTCTTTAAGTCCATCAGTTACGACTTCATCATCAGTATCCCCCTCACCAAGTCCATCGGGTGGTCTTTCGACCATATTTGATGATTTAATTCGTACATTTGTTAAGGGGAGTGACGGTTATACATATGGTTTTGGAACTACAGGATCAATTTACAGGCGCGATAGTGATGGTTATTGGATCAGAGTATATAAAGATCCAGATGGAGCCATTAAAGGTGCAGCAGAGAAGCCGTCAGATGATGGTGAAAGGTGGCTTTATTGGGCCACAGACACCAAAATTAAGCGCAAAAATTTATATGGCATGTCTAACTGGAATGATGTGGAATTAGTTAATACCAATTTGACACCAGCAGATTTTCACACAATGCGTCAGATCGGAGGATCACTTTATATCTGTAACGGTTCAAATCTGGCTTTAGTTGGATATGATGATTCATATACCAATGAAGCGCTCAACCTAATCCCTGGAAACATAGCTAAAACGATTGTAGAACGCGATGGAAGGGCCAATATTGGTACAGTAAGGGTCTCTGATCCAAATCGGGGAGTAAATGGAGCAATTGATACAGAAATCCCAGTGGCCCAGGTAGGCAGTGATGGGGAGTTATATTTTGCTGATATGGTCAATTCAGTAGCTATTAAACGCTTCCCAGGCGGTGGCAAGGTCAATCCAGATGGAGTATGTAACGAAATTGACCAGGTAAACTTCTTTGAGTGGGAGCAAACGGCTTTAAGCTGGCTTGATAAGCAATCTGTCGGAAATATGGCCTTATTTGCAGTATATGGAGCCACAACTGGCAAGGGCGGAATATATAGCTTCGGCAGAAAGAACAAAAACCATCCGCTGGTACTTAATTTAGAATATCAATTAGACGCTGATGAACTTGGAGCAATTATTAATACAGACGGCGTTACCCTGGTAAGTTACAGGGATGGATCTGATTTTGGTGTCAAAGCTGTTGATCTAACAGCCAAGGCTGTTGCAATCTATGAAGGACTAGATTTTAAAGCTCCAGTTAAAAAGCCAGTAAGTATTACCAAGTGGGCCATGGTTGAGGTGTTTGGTAAACCTCTCCCCGCTGGCTGTTCGATTGAGTTTCACCACAAGATAAACAAGACAGACAACTTTACCCAGGCATACGTAGCAGATGGGAACACGTCACTTACTTCCACTGGATCTAAGAAGGTCGTGTTTCGCATAGGAGCAGAAGGTGAAATATTTGAACCTAAATTAGTGCTGCGTCCATATGGCAACACTACACCAGAAGTATACAGGGTGCGCGTTTATTTTGAATAACCTATGGCTGATGAAAAAATCTATTATCCAGAGACTATAGACGATAGTCCATATCCAAATGAAGAGGCTGAAGGAAATTATTCGGCAAGTGAGTCTAGTAAAAACGAGATATTTACACCTTCAAAGATAAAAAACCAGGGCTTCCCAGCTCGCAGAGTATCCCATGAGGTAATTGGAGCTGCAATTAATACCAAGTCTAAAAAGATCCTAGCTACATTTGAATTTACAGAGTCAGGAGCTATACAGGTTGGAAAGTATATAAATGGTGTATCGGGAGAGATTAAGATCTCGCCTAGCGGGATTGTTGCGCGAAATACTGCGGGGAATACTACATTTGCTATTGATGGGGAGACTGGGGATGCTATATTTACAGGCATAGTCCAGACAGGTACGCTTATATCAGGAATTGTGATTGTCGGAGATAATAATATTCGTATAGACGGTGAAGCAAAACAGATAGTTATAAGCGATGGGGAAAATGATAGAATACTCATAGGGTATAGTGAAAATGGATTTTAGATATGGCCTTAGATTATGGACTAAAAGTTACCAAGCCAGGACAAGATGTTCAAAGCGTTGCAGATAAGGACGTTGTGTTTTCCACTAAATTTAGTACCCTCAAGATTTACTTATCAGGAACAGTTACGCTCACAACCGATGGATCAGGTAATGGGAGCGCTACAGTTACCCACAATTTAGGTTTTGCTCCAGCTTTCTATGTTTTTAGAAAGGGAACGGCACAATATACATTCTTGGACGCTTCAAGCTATGCAGATTCTTTTGTACCACAAACAAATATTGAATCAATTTGGATTCCTGGAAATTTTGAGATCTATACCAACAGTACACAATTAGTTATTAATGCCTCGGCTCAAGGCGCTGCAACCACCTATACATTTAAATATTACATCCTGGTTGATTTAGCTGGAGACTTCAGCGGAAATGACAATGTGAACCATCAATTTGATTACGGCTTTAAGGTGTCAAAAGAGGGTGTAGATGTAAATACGGCCAAAGAGTATGAGCTGGCTTATAGCTCCCTATATAAATCCCTTCAATATTTTGATGAGAGCTACAAGACACAAGAACTAACACTTCCCCTCATGTTTGCTGATATAGGTGAGCAATCGGTGTATTCTGGTACTTATGTTGATATTAATCATGGTCTAGGGTATCCACCGTTCTTTTTAGCTTGGGTACAGGACTATGTAGAAACTGGTTATAATGCTATTTTACCAATTGGAACAGGATATAATACAATTTTATCAGGACTTCAAGATAGTTATGAAACAATAGACGGATTTAGCGATTCAACCAAGGTGAGAATTTCATGGTTGCGCCATTCTCAAACAGATAGTAGTGGATATATTACATATACATTTCCATCACAGACAATAAAAATAAAGTGTATAATTTTTACAGAAAATTTACTGGCATAATATGGCAAATAGATATTATTACGATCAAGATGGAAATACAGAAAATGCTGCATATGAATATAGTGGGGGATCTAACGGTGATGGATTTGTTATAATCGGTAGATCCATCGGTCAAAATGTTAAGGGTGCTTTAAGATTTCCTAATGTAACCATTTCACAGGGGACAAGTGTTAATAATGCAACTTTAAAAGTTTATGTTTCTGATAGGGGTGCTTCTGGAACTTTAAGATCAATAACTTATGGAATTAAAGAAACCAACACTTCAGCATTTTCATCTAATCCATTTGGAAGAACCAAAACAACAGCTTCATCAACAAGAAACAGTGGTGTACCAGAGCTGGGTACAACTTATGATTTAGATGTTACAGGTATAGTAAATGAAATAGTGGGTCAGGGAGGCTGGTCCAGTGGTAATGCTATGGGGTTTTTTGTTGAAAACAATGGTTCAGATGATGATAGTTGGGTTGGAGATGACAGTCCAGTAAGTTCATTATTACAAATACAACCAACATCCCTCCCAGACTTTACACCAGATCCAGTTACAATCGCAGCTCCTACTTTCCCTAATTTGTCCTCATATGGGATTAAAGTATCAATGCCTGGAGTAAATGTTCAAGACGCTAGTGAAGATGAACTTTATTTTACAACCAGAAAAAAACAGTTGAGAGTGGCGCTTGAAGAGGAGATCTTAAACGTGTTTACTAAGGCTCATTCCCTGGGATATGCTCCATGTGTTTTATCTTATATTAATGATGCAGGGAAAAAATATCTTATGAATAGTCAAATAGGACCATTTGATGTTGGATATTTTGTAGCTAGTAATGCTACGGAGGTTATTTTTTCTAATAATTATGATCAAAGCATATATTATTACATGTTTATAGATCCACTTACATAATATGGACGAAGTTACTAAAGAAGTAGAAGCAGTACTTAAAAAGCACAACGCTGAAATAAGTTTTCAGATAGACTTCCCTAGATACAGGGATATTCCAGCTGAAGTTAAACTGGCTCTTAGAGTAATTAAAAATCATGGAATGACTATTACAATGGTTTTACAGCCAAAAGAATAGCCTCTCTTGTCTTCAAGTAGTTTTCCTTATTACTATATAAGCATGGATACATTTAATGAACTTCAAGTAGCAGTCATGTCAGATCTAACAATTGGATCTGAAAGTACTTTATTTCCAACCAGCACAGTAAAATCTGCCATTAACAGAGCGTACAGAAAAGCTGGTGGTCTATTTTTATGGCCAGAACTTGAAGACGCTAAAAAGACCTCAACTGAAGCGGGTCAAGAATATTACGATTATCCAAGCAACTGGAGACCTGATTCTGTCTGGAAACTTACAGTTGACGGTGTACGCTATGGAGAGGTTCCAGACGGTAGTCCCCTGGCTTATAACGACTATTTAAACTGGCGCGAAGATTATCCCACTAGTACAGAAAAAAAGTGGGCAAATCAGTGGAGGAGATACTTTATTTATCCAGTCCCTACAACCAATGGAGACAATAATATATCTGTATGGGGAGCTAAAGTAGTTGAAACCCTAACAGACGATACTGATACCACCATTTTCTCTTATGTGATGCCAGAGTGTAATGAAGCCGTAGTTTTAGAAGCCGTTGCTATACTTAAATCTAAAGGTGAAAAGGAGAAAGCTGGAGAGTTAAGAAGTGTTGAAGCCAAGGGCATATTAGTAGTAGCATGGAATAGGATCAAGCTTGAGCAGTCAAAGTACGAAAAGAATCAGCCGTTTTTCAATGTCACCAATATGTTTAGTCGTGGAGGCGGAAACGGTCAAAATACAGGTAATTTTAACTAAAGAAAGGTTTATTTATGGCTACATATTCACCAGAATCAGTTGGCGTTAAGGCTCCCAAAGAGGGGTTTAAAGAGGGTGGATGGTATTCTGGTAGACAATACTGGGGTGGTACATTATCTGATCCTGGCGTTATTCATCCTTCAAGTAACCAGCAAGGCGCTGGAAATGCCGTATCTAAAGAAGTAAATGCACAGTCAGCAGCTGCACAAGGTGTGTCAGCTCCACAATTTGAATCTTATCTACAACAACAGCGCCAGGTTGTACCAAAAACTAATGTTTTTGGTCAGCCAGTAGGAGCTGGAGCTGGTGGAGTTGGTACTGGTGGCGCTTCTATGCCAGGCGGTACTGGTGGAGTTGGTGGAGGAGCCGTTACCACACAACCAACACTAAATCTTCCAGAGTTATATAACACTTTATACAGTTCATCTGGAATTACTGATATTGAGGCTGATTTATCAGCCAAAGAAAAGCAGATGATTGAAGCCAAAGGTAAAATCAATGACAATCCATTTTTATCTGAAGCCACAAGAGTCGGGAGAGTAGCCAAATTAGAACAGCTTTATAATGAAAGAACCCAGAGTTTACGCAACGATATAGCTACAAAAAAGGCAGATATAGAGACCAAATTAAATCTTGAGACAAAACAATTTGATATTAACTCTCAAGCTGCACAGCAATCTCTAAGCCAGTTTAATACATTATTATCTATGGGAGCTTTAGACAATGCTTCTGGAGAGGATATAGCCAATATTACACGTTCAACAGGACTATCAAGCAACGTCATACAATCGGCTATAAACGCTAAAAAAGCCAAAGACGTTGATACACAGGTCATAACCAGTACAAACGATGCAGGGGTGGTTACAGCTGTTGTAATTAACCCAAAAACAGGTGAGATTATCAACAAACAAAGCCTTGGATCTATTGGTAATGCACAAAATGGTAAAGGTACAAGCGAATCTGAAAAACAAGCATATTATATAAATAGTTTAAGAGAGGATGCGTCAAGTGGTGTACAATTAAAGGACATTTTTAAACTATATACAGGGTATGTTGATCCTAATGTGATTTTGCAGCTATATAATGCTAATAGCATGTATGGTCCAGCAGTTGAAGATCCGTATACTTTAGAACAATATGGGGTTAAAGTTCAATAATTAATATGTATGTTGATCCAGTATTCGAAGCGAGAAAAAAATCAGTTTTAAGTGGTCAAGCAAGACCACCTTCTTCTGATGGTTCAAAAGTACAAGGATCTTTTATAGACAGCTCATTTGAAAAGAGAAGACAGCAAATTATTTCAACTCCCAGCAAGCCAGTACAAACAAACAATATTCAAGCAGAGCTTCCCAAAAGCAACCAGGGTCTAATATCTACAGTAAAAAACACAATTAAAGACTTCAGCTTGCAAGATGTTGCAAAATCATTTATAGCAGGTACAAAAGCGCTTCCAGGGATGGTTACACAAGCAGGAGGTATTATTGGCGGTGCTTGGGTTAAACAACAGCAAGCTATTAATAGTTTTTTTAAAAACAACTCTCCAGCAGTTAATCAGGCTTTAATGTCTATAGATCCTAAGTTTAGATATTTAGAACCAATTCAGAGTGTAGTTGAAAAACTAGCTACAAAATATGTAGAACCAAAAGCGCTTGATGTTCGAAATAAAGGTGTAGAAATGTCGACCAAAGTACGTCAGGAGTATGAAAAGAACAAAAAACCAAGCACAGGAGTTCAGGGAATAGCTGAAATGGTTGCTTATAACTTGCCACAAGTACTAGCTTCTACAGGCATATCTGTAGCGCTTGGACTGGTTACTAAAAACCCAGCTCTGGCCACTTCGTTTGGTATAACCTCTTCATTTGGACTTGGAGCCAGTGAGGTCTACAATCAAGCCAGAACAGACGGCGTATCTGATCAGCAAGCTTTACCATTGTCTATTGCTGGTGGATCAATCATTGGAGCAATTGATTTCTTGCCTCTTAATCGTCTTATTAGGAAAACTGGAGCTTTTGAAACGGTTAAAAAGAGTCTAATTAAAAATATTGCCAGTAATGTCCTTAGCATTGGTACACAATCTGGATTTGAAGGCATTACAGAGGCTATTCAGGAAATAGTAGGAAACGCGGTTGCACGTACATACAATGAACATCAAAACTTGCTTGAGGGAGTTCCAGAGGCTGCAATAGTTGGATCTTTAATAGGTGGAGGCAGTGATATCACAATTAATAGCATTTTAGGAATCACTGGCAAGGGTGAAAACTCAATTAAAGAGATTGAAGCTAAGGTTGAAGACGCAATCTTGACACCACCAGAAAAAAGAACTTCAGAACAGCAATCAATTGCAGATGCAGCTCTAACTCAAAATCTTACACCAGATGATGCCATGTCTTTTGTCATAGAGAATGACCTAGGCAAGACTGAAACAGGGAAAGAGATAGTCAAGCTTGTGGTCCAGGCAAAACAACAAGACAAAAATATACTAGTAAAATCCACACAACAGGGAAGCTTGGATGTAGAACTGGTAGATCCTGGGGTGGTTGGAAACAAGACCACAACCGCAGAAGCGGCTACAGCAGAACAGTATATTAAAAATAATGTTGATCTTGGAGATGATCAGTTGTGGTTAGATATTAAAGAGACCTCAAAAGAAATAAATTTATCTCAAATAGAATTAAGCAATACAGGAACTGGAAAAGGAACTGAAATTATTAATAAATTAAAAGATTATGCTGATAAGAC